ATCAATCAAGACATAGATGAAAACGGAATTTGGAACATTGGTACAGGTACCACTAGAAGTTTTAAAGAAGTGGCTGAAGGTATTGCCAATCAATATGGGGCATTGATTGAACAAATACCATTTCCTGAACATTTGAGCCACAGTTACCAAACTTATACTTGTGCAGATTTGACAAAATTAAAAGAGACTCTTAATGTTTTTTGAGATTTGTAATTCTAAGCTAGATAATTTTCCTTATAATTATCAACACAACAATTTGTTCATTAATTTAGATCACGGTTGGAAAACAGCCTACGATGAACACGGAAACACTATATTTTATAAAGGGTATTTAGACAAAGGCAATATAGAAGATTTTATTTTGGACATAGCTCGTCAAGAAGAGCCTTTTCTAACAGGAAACTTTTGTTTGATCAAATGTTTTAATCAAGGTGTCACTGTCAAGACTGATAGGTACCGAAGTTTTCCAATGTATTATAACAAAGTCTGTTTGACAAATCTTCACGGAGACGGAGATTTGATACACACAGACAGCTTTGTTATGTTAACAGACAATTTGGAAAAAATTGAGTCTAAGTTTGTTTTAATTGATAGCAAACATTTTGAAAATTTATCATTTGATGACTGTGTAACAAAAGTTGATCATATTATAAAACTCAAACTTGAAACGTTTTTCAAACATCATTTATTGCCACTAAACGTCTTTCTTAGTGGAGGGATTGATACAACCACATTGTATTCATATGTTTTAAAATTAAATATACCCCACCAATTGGTAAACTATTTCCATACAGATTTAGATTACTTTTATTTAAAAAATCATTATACATTATCTAATTTTTGGGGATTTGGGCAAATACACCATTGGTCAAAGCCGTGTATTTTGATGTCTGGTGCACCTGGTGATGAATTTACAGCAAGAAGTCCTACTACTGCAAATATGCTATTGAGGTATTATGATACTGGTATTGATGAATTATTACCTGACTATAAAAATAGTTTACACTACTTGTATTTTTCAAGATATATAGATCTTTTCAAGTCTCAAAACAAGCTTAAGTATGAAACACTGAGCCAGGTCATACAAGAATGTTCTAACATGATTGTAAACGATTACCAGCACTGGCATTTGGGCCATACAATGGTTTATACTCCTTTTAGAGATCTTGAAATATTTGAAACAGTGGCTTCGATGGGCAAACAAGATCTTATAGATCAAATTTTTGATAGTACTGTTCAAAAAGAGTTAATAAAGAGAAACGCTCCTCATTTGTTAAACACTCTTTCTACCAACAAAAATACCGGTAACTTCCTGGAAAATTTGACTAATATATATACGTAGCCACCTCTGGACAATACTGTCTAATATCTATTCCTTTGACATGGTCCATTTTAGTAACAAAGTCTTTGAATTTCTTCCAATTATTTTCGTCAAACTCAAATTGTTTTAAATTGCCAATAGTTGTGGCTATTGCATTAACGGCATTGTGTTTTTGATTTTCTTCTATATTTGCCTTATCTAATTTGTCAACAAGTTTTTCAAGTTTGGCTATAACTGGTTGTCTATGTGTTTTGGGTATTACTGATTCGTTGAAGTGGGGTTCATAAACCATACCAAAGGTAACCAAGCTGGGCCAATCGTCTATTAATAGTTCTATCAGTTTGTCTAAGTAATAATAATTGTAAACAGACTGAGTGATATTAACTCTTACATCTACATTTTCTAGTTGACGTGACTTGTTAAAATTAGAACAAACTTGATTCCACTCTGTGCCAAACCTTATGTATTCAGCAGGTTTACCTATTGCATCCAAACTAAAAACTAAAGTAATTTTGTTTTTGGTTTTTTCAAGTAAATCAAATTTGATATTGGATCCATTTGTAAATACCATAAGTTCTGAATTGGTATTATTGTGCCACCAATCTAAAAAAGCCAAACAGTTTTTATCATAAAATGGTTCGCCTCCTAGTAGCACCACAGACTTGATCCTATGTGATATAGGCTGCAAGAAATCAAAGTTGTTAAAATTAAATTTTTGATTAGTATCTACTGATGAAGAATATTCTTTTTTTTCTAATTTTATTTGTGCCTGTCGGTAATATTCGCTGACTCTGCTACTGGCAGCTGGCCAACAAGTTTGGCAAGCAAAGTTACAGACAGACCCAGGTCTAATTTCGAGAGTGATGTCGTCGTTGCCATACGCAGCATAAGAACTTGCTGCATTCAATCTCATGCTGTCTGATCTACCCTGTGTTTCTGATTCTTGACAGAAAGAACAATTCTTGGGCCAGATATCTTGACTCAGTAAATGTTTTGCGTGTTGAATATCTTTATTTTTGTGCCATGTAACTAAATTTACACGTTCAAGTTGATGAGTTGACTTATAGTTTTCATCAAATTGCCAGGTACAACACGGCTTTACCGTTTCTTGGTAAGCAATTGCTAACCCATGATCCAAAAATTTACATTCCATAGTTGACAACTATATTTAAGTTATATATAATAGCATACTATGAAATACTTTGCATACGGAATGAACACCAATTTGGCGGAAATGAGCCGCCGCTGTCCAACGGCTGCGAGTCTAGGCGCCGCTTGGATTGACAACTACGAATTTGTATTCCGCACTCACGCCGACATCGCTCAATCCGCAGGCAGCATTTGTTATGGAGTGCTTTGGGATATATCTAAAAAAGATCTAAAGGCGCTCGACGCACTAGAAGGATATCCTTACTACTATACTAGATTTCGTGTACGTGTTAATCTAGGTGATCATTTTATGTATGCACTCACATACCAAATGAACGATCAAACCTATATACAACAACCCAGCAGAAGCTATTTAGAAATGGTTCGCGAAGGTTATCTACAAAATGCCGTACCCACCAACCAAATTGACCAAGCTATAAATATGGTATGCTTATCTCAGGATTGGACGAGTGCGGAATACCCGTATACATGGCCTGCAACGACGCAGGACTTTGTCTAATTAGAACAAGAGACCGGCAGCTGGCACTGTTTGTTAGCCAAGCCAGCCGAGGTGTCAATCCAGAACTTAGACTTACAGTGGGCGGCGATCCGGGCACAAGACAAAAAAATCCTCCAATTTGGCGATTTGTAAGAAAATTATAAAGATAGCAACAATTATTGTTAAAATTGCAACCATTGACCATAATTGCTCCTTTTGCTATACTGTAACTGTAGTAAAAGAGAAAGGAGAACAATATGCCCCAAGTTAAAAACCCTGGTCCTCTTTTTAAAGTTACAATGACCGAATATGAGCGTGGTTACGGGCAGCGCCCAATGGGAGAACGGTGGTTTAACACCGAGCAGGATGCTAAGGCTTTCTGCGATGAATATAACAGAGATCCCGGAGACCCGGACTGTTTCTACCGTGCAAGTTATCAAAAGGTTGCTTGATTAGCAACACGCAAAACGGTTGCTCAAAAAGAACCGTTTTGTTATACTGTAGGCTAAGTTAAACAAAAGGAGCACACGATGGCTTATATGTCACAAGAGCACAAGGCTAAACTAGCACCCACTATCCGGGCTATTTGCAAAAAGTATGGCGTCAAAGCCAGCCTAAGTGTGCGTAATCACAGCACCTTGGTACTAACGGTCAAACAAGGCACCATTGACTTTTATGCGGATTACGGCAACTCTGAAAAGGCTAGACAATTTGGTATCCAGGTCAATCCCTACTGGTATCAAGATCACTTTGTGGGTCGCAGTAAAGAATTCCTAAGTGAAGTGATTCCGGCCATGTATGGCCCGGATTACTTTGACGAATCGGATGCACAAGTAGATTACTTCCATTGCTCGCACTATATTGATGTGGATATTGGCAAGTGGAATCAACCGTATGCATTGGTAAAATAAAGGAGATAGCGATGTATGTAGCACAAGATTTTGGGTCAGTCCGTATTGTACACGATGGCTCACCGTTTGATACAGCCTATGATGTAAAAGTAGAATGGCTCGTAGATGGCAAATGGGAATTGTATCACGGTTTTAACAGTCTAAGCGATGATTATGCTTTTACTAATAGTCGTGAGGCTGCAGGTCGTGCCGTTAAAAAACTAGCAGCCGAGGCCGCTGCGTTATTTGACTAACATGACGGCATTTTATATAATATTCATAGCATTCCATTTCTTTATGAGTGGAATGCTGACTAGTGCCATACTGACCAATAGCGTGGAGCATAGATCCAATCCTGTTAGGTTGTATGTGGTTGCCGTGTTGTGTTTTTTATTTGGACTTTACTTCTCAATTGCCTTGGTAGGATATAGCTCACAATGAACCAACGAATTGAAAAACTTTTCGAGCAGGCTTTAGAGGAATTCAAAGCAGAAAACAAATACGCAACCATTGTTGATCCTGATCCCTTGCAAAGAGATTTTGTAGAAAAGTTCGCCGAGTTGATTGTTCGGGAATGTGCTGATTTTATGTATAAAAATTATCCAAACAATCGCTATGAAGTGAATTACCTGCGTAAACATATGGGCGATCCCGATTGGAATAAACCAATTGAAAAACATTTCGGGGTTGATGAATGAACATCTTTGAAAAGGAATATGATGGCGAGAGCATCTATGATGTGCAACGAGATGTCATCGAAGCGTTTGATGCCAGATTTAATCCCATGGTAAAAGATATTCCACAAGGCGAATACGGATTTCAACTAGGCACGTTTACAGTAAGAATTGAATGGAGCAAGGAAGAATGAACGAAAGAATTCGAGAACTGGCTGAACAGGCTGGGTATTTACCGGACTCATTTGGTGTTGGACACTGGGATATGCCTGAGTGTAAAAAGTTCGCCGAGTTGATTGTGCGGGAATGTCTTAATGAAATTGAGTCCCAACGATCCAATGGTGAAAATGCTGATCAATGGACAATTACTCGAGATTTGTGTTATCATAATATGATGTCAGGATTAAAACAACATTTTGGAGTTGAATAATGTTTTGGTTCATGATTTGTGCTGTTCTTATAGCGTGGATACTGCGATGAACTATCACGCACACATATACTGGCGCAATCCAGAAGAGCGAGCCCGAGCCGTTGCACTAAGGTCAGACTTGGCCGCTCTGGGTTGTGGGTTAGGACATATACACGATAGGCCAATTGGACCTCATCCCTTGCCCATGTACCAGGTCATGTATGACAGCAGCCTACAGCATCAGGTAGAATCCTTACTTAGAGTGCTACCGTTAAGCATTCTGCTACACGAAGACATAGGCATAGACCACGTGAGAGATCATACCGATGGTGCCAGATGGATCAACGATCCACTTGACTTGGATTTGGACTTCTTGGAAGACTTTGATTAAAAAGTTTGACTCCGGCCTTGACAGTAATATATACTATCAAGAGCTGGACAGAGTCCAGTCCATTTAAGGAGGCAATATGGCTGGACGAAATTTTTTATTTGTACCTGGACCTACCAACGTTCCAGATAGAGTACAACGGGCTATGGTGGTATCAATGGAGGACCATAGAAGCCCAGACTTTCCAGAAATTACAAAACAAATCACTGTTGGACTAAAACGGGTGTTTCGCACAGAAAGCGGAACACCTTTTGTTTTTCCCAGTTCCGGAACAGGCTGTTGGGAAGCAGCCGTCACCAACACACTAAGCCCGGGAGACCGAGTGCTGGCTGCACGATTTGGCCAGTTCAGCCACCTGTGGATTGAAATGTGTACCAAGCTAGGACTAGAAGTAGATGTAGTAGATTGTGAATGGGGCACTGGTGTTCCTGTTGACACATATCAACAACGACTGGCAGCAGACACGGCACACGCCTACAAGGCTGTACTAGTATGTCATAATGAAACTGCCACTGGTGTTACATCAGATGTGGCTGCGGTCAGAACTGCATTAGATAACACCAACCACCCTGCTCTACTGTTTGTGGACTGTGTAAGTAGTCTGGCGTCAATTGACCTAAGGTTCGATGAATGGGGTATTGATATGGCAGTGTCAGGATCACAAAAAGGTCTCATGCTGCCCGCCGGTCTAGGCATTTTGTGTGCCAGCCCAAAGGCATTGGAACTGCGCCATACTGCCCAACTGAAACGAGCATATTTTGATTTGACGGATATGCTTAATAGTAATGCTACAGGATATTTTCCATACACACCAGCACTGAGTTTGTTGTATGGCTTGATCGAATCACTAAAGATGATTGATGAAGAAGGTCTAGATAATATCTTCCGTCGTCATCGTTACCTAGCCGGTGGTGTTAGAGCCGCGGTTCAACAGGGTTGGGGATTAGAGTTGTGCGCTCAAGAAGCCAAGTGGTATTCGGATACCGTAAGTGCTATCATGGTTCCCGAAGGAGTAAATGGTGCAGATGTTATCCGTAGAGCCTATACTAGATATAACTTGTCGCTAGGTGCCGGTTTGAGCAAGGTTGCTGGCAAACTATTCCGTATTGGTCATTTGGGTGACATGAATGAAGTGCATCTAATGGCGGCCATTGCCGGAGCCGAAATGGCCATGTTGGATTGCGATGTAGCTGTCCAACCAGGTAGTGGTGTGGCAGCAGCCAGTGAATATTGGCGCAACACAATCTTGCTCTAATCATTAGATCGTTGTATAATACAGTATGAAAAAACAAACCGTTACAATGACTCCCGAAGGCGGCCGTTGGTGGCGTATGCGTATCACACATTGGGCCATATTGGCTATCTTGTTTCCGCCTATATTTGCTGTGCTCCTAATCTTTTTACTAAATCCGCTTTGGTTTAGAGATGATCTGCTTATTTGGTTTGAAAATCGTATCAATACTTTTAGTGTATGGCGTAATAAATTGTTATACCGCATTTACTTGGGCGCAGATCCAGAAATGTGGCACGCCTTAAAAGACTAACAACATTGCTTGAATTGCAACTGTTGCAATAATTGTAACTTTTGTTGCTAAAATTGCAAAGGTAGACCATAATGGCCCATTTTGCTATAATATTGGTATATTAAACAAACAAGCAAAAGGAGCAAAACATGGCTACTGCCAACAGCAACACTAACTTCAACCCGCTAACCGTAGCGGAGTTGATACAGATCCTCCAAACCATGCCTCAGAACATGCTGGTACGTATGGGCATGAACATGGAGTACGAGAGCGAAGTGACTCGGGACATGGTCGAGGTCTTTGAGACCTTGGAAGGCGACAAGTTCGTGTATATCACGGACACTCCTGGCTATGGCGACATGGCTGCAAGCCTCCGTGAGTACGAGGAGCAGTAAAAACCTTAAGCCCGTTAGGGCTTGAGGTAGACCATAATTCTACATTTTGCTATAATACATGAATAATAACAATACAACTTTAAACCGTAAAGGAGCCGTTATGAGTTTTGTGCGAATCAAATCTGGTGCATATCGCACCACTGATGTATCCAATCGTGTGTTCCAACTTGTAGAACAATACAAAGCGGGAGCCAAAGGCGGTTATGTGACTGTAAAGAACGGAGGCCAATTTCCTGGCTTCCCTGAGGATATCCGTGTCAAGGTCAATGCAATGAGCGATTACGAATTTGTAGGCGCCGACGAGTTTGACGGTGAAGTAGTGGCCGTTGATGCAGATGTACAAGCGGCGGTAAACGACACCAAGAGTGACGAAGAGCGTATGGCCGAGATTGCCGAGCGTTTTGAGATTCTAACAGAGATGACCAAGGCTGCTACAGCCGGCGATATCCGTGCTATGATTGTGTCAGGTCCTCCGGGTGTGGGCAAGAGCTTTGGTGTCGAACTTGAGATTGAAAAGGCCACCTTACTAGACCAAATTGCTGGTCGTCGACTGCGAGCCGAAGTAGTTAAAGGTTCTGCCACTGCAATTGGTTTGTATCAAGCCTTGTACAAGTATTCAGACCCCAACTGCGTGATCGTTTTCGATGATTGCGATAGTATCTTGTTAGACGATGTGTGCCTTAACTTATTGAAAGGTGCGCTGGACTCAGGCAAGAAGCGCAAGATTTCGTGGTTAAGTGACAGCCGTATCCTGCGGTCGGAAGGCATTCCCGACAGCTTCGAGTTTAAAGGCAGTGTAATCTTTATTACCAACTTGAAGTTCGATAAAATGAAGAGCCAAAAGTTGCGTGATCACTTGGACGCATTGCAGTCACGCTGCCACTACCTGGACCTTACCTTGGACACCATGCGTGACAAGGTGTTGCGTATCCGGCAGATTGCTAGAAGTGGTGAACTGTTTGCGGATCTCGAACTCGGCGAGATTGCACAGGACGAGATCATTGGCTTCATGGATGCCAACAAGAATCGTTTGCGCGAAATGAGCCTGCGTATGGCAATCAAGATTGGTCAGTTGTACAAGAGCTTCCCTACCAAGTGGCAGGCCCTGGCTCAGTCGACCTGTATGAAATCTGCGTAAGCAGACCACCGGGAGTTTTTGATAGCTCCTTTTACTTCCGGTACTTTGCCCCGCTTAGGTGGGGCTTTTTTTTTGACTTCTCTCTCGATAAGTAGTATACTTGTAAAATGAAAAGATTCCCGTCAGTCGAAGACTACATCGAAGTTATAAACGGTGACCGTAATCCGGACACTGGTCGCGTTTACGACTTGTTCAGTAGTACGCCGCCTATTGTGAGCCTGGCTCGTTACGATGTTCAAATTTTGAGCAGTATGAGTCAAACTACACAGAGCGGACGCTCACTAACAGATAGACAAGCCGAGTTGGCAGTAAAACTAGTGCTCAAGTATCGTAGGCAGCTAGAGAAACTGGACATAGATGTGAGTCCAGTTGAAACTCCTAGTTTTAGATTAGGCATTAGGCAAATTGATAGACGTAGATTGTTGTTAATTGAAAACGATTCAATTGTATTAAAGTTTCCATACGAGACTACACTGATCAATGACTTGAGAGATTTGGCCAAAATCAGTCAAGGTCGTTGGCGTTTTGATGCTGGTAATCGTTCTTGGAGTTTGGCTATAACCGAAACTAACGTAGTGGCGGCACATGGATTCGCACAAAATCATCAATTTGAAATTGCTGCTGAATTTGATCAATACATTAAGGCTGTAGAAACATGCGAAGGTCAGCCTCATAAGATACAGTTGGTGCAGAATGATGGTCAATTGACTATAACCAACGCTGCTCGATCATTAGTAGAAGCTATTGAAAATTGGTGTGGATTTGATTCCAGTAACCTAGATCTTTTAATCGATGCTGCACCTGTATATGGATACACAGTAGACGAATTACTGTCGCTAGACATTGCAGTTCAATATGGACCACGTATAGCTAACCTAATGACAGCACAGGAAACCAAGTTTGCACCTACCAGCGACGAAACTGTATTTAGAGACGTAATAAAATATGCAGATATCACTGGCAGGTATCCTATCTATGTTTATGAACCAGACATGAGTGATAGATTGTACAAAAACTTTGTTGAAAAATTTTTTACTGCAGAGCATATTCACAAAGTACACACTTTAAAACCAGTTGTGCCTACTGTACACAAAAAGGTAATTTACTTCAATAAATTTAGTGCTGTATGGGATCAACCAGTGACACTGTTGATTAGCGGACAAGGTATGATGCACGGTGGCGAAAAAACTGTGTTACTGCAAAAAGCCGAAAAAGTTATCTACTTCGTTACAGAGGTTTATAATACAATGAAAGCAAAAAAATAACCGCCATGCATAGTTATATCTATTACAAAGGTGGACAGTACGGCGACTTGGTATTTTCTTTGATCAACAACGGGGTACATTTACCCAATTGGGTACAAGTTAAACTAAAAAACAACACAAGCAGTGATGATACAACTTTCAAATATTTTGTTAATCAATTACCGTTAAAAGTTATCACTGGGTGTGCTTCATATCCATTAGATTGGGAAGTTGAGAAATACGAACTGGTTTGCACAGACCTAGATATTTCTGCTTTTACAGTATCTAGATTACTTGAACTCAATCCAAATTTGAATTTAAAAGAAGTTTTAAAATCCTATTATCAAGTTGAAATGCATGCATACATCGACACAATGGCACCGGAACAAGTAAAACAATTAACGATTAAAAAATATCAAACTGGAGTAACACACCCCAAAATTAAAACTTCAAATTTAATAAGCGTTGATCAAATATATAACAAAGAAAAATTTATAGATATGTTAGCATCGTATTTTGAATTTGATATCAAACTAGCCAAATTACAATACGATCAATGGTATGAAAGAGAACTACCCTTGCTCAATAAGTTTTTTAAGTCCGTATAATTTTTTCCTATCAATGCTGTGTGCAGCATAGATAATTTTACTAGGACGCAAATACAATTGTTTACAGATATCCAGGTGTTTGCTTTCGTAGGTGTTCCATAGATAGTCAATATCCAATTCCTTCATGGCAATAAGTGCGTTATACATAACACATTCAGGTATCATATTAAATTTGTTTTGTATGCTTATACTATCACCAGGATCTTGAATTTTACTAAATCGTAAACCCACTCTATTCCAGTGCATGCCTAATGATTTACTCAAACTAAAGCCAATGCTTTTGATGGCCGGATGAGTTAAATCAATTGCTACATTATTAGCTGCTCCCATCCAACAGGCGTCAATGTGGATATCAATATTTTTGATCAAACATTCATCCAGTATCTGATTCCAATGAATATGTAAATCTAAGTATCCGGGAAATGGTGCTGCAATGAGCACTGGTTTAGACGGCTCAAGACTACCAACAGTTGCGTATTTGATATTTGGATTCAATCGTTGATAATATTTGTAGTCGTGTTCAAATATTTGCAAGCCTGACAGGCTGTGTTTTTGAATTAGATTGTCAATAAAATGTGTGCATCCAATGGTTGCATCAACGTGTTCAAACTGTTCTAACCCTACCAATATGTTTCTTTTTGAAGAAGCAAAAAAAAGTTTTGCTTGGGATATAAATTGTGAATGCACATGGTCAACTTGTAGTTTGCTGGCCAGCACACGTGATTTCAAATCTACCAACTTATGATCAAATATTGGTGGTAAACCATCTGTTATCAAATCGTTTTTAGAGTACATAAGTGTGTATCACTATGCCTTGTTTGGATGTATAGCCATCTTTTAAAAAATTATTGCTCACATGCAACAAACTACTGTCCCACCAACACAAACTACCTAGTGACCAAACCAAATTTTTCTTGACTGTGATATTAAATGTGACATCCTTGGAAGTATGACTTATTAGATTTTCGTGTATATTACTGGCATTGTTTTCAACAACATGGTCATGCGGAAAGCTTTCATTAAATATTACAGTTGACACTTGACTGCACAATGTTGTATCATTGTTGACTGAATATGGAATAAGGAAACTTAAAAAATGTTTACCGTTTGGATCAGGTATATCTTTTAGATCATGATGAATATCAAACGGGTCAACACAATCCAACAACATTGCAAAAATTAATTTTAGTTCTGGGTTAAAGTGATTGGCTATCGGCTTTAAAAGAACTTTGTCAAGCCACAGATATGCCCTGTGATTTTTATCAATACCAAAACAGTCATTGTTTTTCCCATCAACAGGATCTAGTCGACGGAAAACTTCAACCATATTTTGCAGTTGTTCAACAGCGAAGAAATTGTCAATTTGACCACAAGAATTTTTATATTGATCTAGTTCCATATTTGAAGGACAAACGAGTAAATAATTACCTGATTATTTATAAGTTATATTGCAAAATTTTATTAATTTTTATATAATAGTAAACAATGAGCACAGCCAAATTAATAATTCGAGATGAAGTAAATGTCAAGATTGAAGGCCTTGAGCTTGGTACACGTACAGATCTAGTCAAACGATACAAGTACGAAATACCTGGTGCTCGATATCAGCCCAGCGTCAGACTTGGTCGATGGGACGGTAAAGTTCCATTCTTTAATCTTGGCGGCACCACTTACATCAACCTGTTACCCGAGATATTGCCTTATCTAGATGAACAAGGCTATGATATTGAGATAGAAGATACTAGAAACTATCGTACTACATTTGATTTTGAACAAATAAACGAAAACACATATCAACACAAGTTGTGGCCCAAGGGACACCCCCGAGCTGGCGAACCTATTGTACTCAGAGATTACCAACCAGAAATTATCAATAGATTTTTATCCAACCCACAGTGCGTACAAGAAGTAGCCACTGGTGCAGGTAAAACAATTATCACTGCTGCACTGGCAGATGCAGTCAGTACTTACGGTCGTACAATCATTATTGTTCCAAACAAAAGTTTAGTCACACAAACCGAAGACGACTTTGTAAATCTTGAATTGGATACAGGGGTATATTTTGGTGACAGAAAAGAATACAATAGAACACACACTATTTGTACCTGGCAGAGTTTAAACAACTTACTCAAGACCACCAAGAATGCTGAGGCTGAAATTACCATTGGTGAATTCTTGGAAGGTGTCGTAGCGGTTATAGTTGACGAAACACACCAGGCCAAAGCTGACGCATTAAAGACACTACTCAGCGGACCGTTTGCACAAGTGCCCATACGTTGGGGACTCACAGGTACTATACCCAAGGAAGATTATGCCCGACAGAGCATCAACTGCATGCTTGGTCCTGTGGTAGGGCAATTGAGTGCAAGCGAACTACAAGAAGCCGGTCATCTAGCTCAATGTCATGTTAACGTAGTGCAATTAGTAGACCATAAAGAATACACAAATTATCAAAGCGAATTAAAATATCTGATAGAAACCGAAGAAAGACTTGACTATATTAGTCGTTTGATAAGTACTATTGTTGATTCGGGCAACACACTCATACTGGTAGATCGAATAAGCGCCGGACGAGCACTAGCAGCAAGACTACCTGGTAGCGTGTTTGTGTCGGGAGCAACCAAAGCCGGGGAGCGCAAAGAACACTATGACGAAGTGGCAGAAGCTTCAGACAAAATCATTATCGCTACCTACGGTGTTGCTGCTGTTGGTATTAATATTCCCCGCATTTTTAATCTTGTTCTGCTTGAGCCTGGGAAGTCTTTTGTTAGAGTTATTCAATCAATTGGGCGCGGCATTCGTAAAGCTGAAGACAAAGATTTTGTTCAGATCTGGGACATAACCAGTACCTGCAAGTTTGCGAAAAGACACTTAACTAAAAGAAAATCTTTTTACAAAGAAGCCAACTACCCATTCACTGTAGAAAAGGCCGAGTGGCAATGACTTTTCAAATTGAAGATCGAGGCAATGGTGTAAAGTGGGTACAGATTGATACACAAATGTATCAAATTTCTAAATGGTGCAGAGAAACTGGCTGTGGTAAACAGGTTAACTTTAAACAAATAAGTTTTCGAAACGAATCAGAACTAACAATGTTTTTAATGAGATGGCAAACAACAAATGAGAATATTAACACTAGATAACACAGCCTACGAGCTAAATGAAATTCCAGACGAAGTTGAGGATTTGAGATTTGCAGTTTTAGATAACTCAGATGCAAGAACACCCGACTATTTTTATATACCCTTAATTTTTTTAGAAAGTTTTAACAGCCCGGCCTTGGTATTAAGAATTGGTACGAGTGTAATCAAAATGCCAGTTGATTGGCATGTGTTAATTGGAGAACCTGACCTAGGTGACCTAGAAGTTGTGCCGTTGACCAGTATCAATGATAGAGGATTCAGTGTATTCTGTTTTAATCCTATCAGCAGTTTCAAACCTGAGTTTCAACAGATTGAAATCATTGATATCTATCAAGACGTCAAATGGTACTTTCCTAAATTGAAACCTGGACAGCTATTGGCAGTACCTTTAGAGACAGGTGTGCAACAACCGTTGTGTGCATACTTTGTCAAAGATATTTCAAGACAGAGTGAGGTGGTGGACTATGGAAAATGTTGGTAGACTGGAACCTGGCGCGACTTATGTATACGAGCGAGCCGACGGCGTAGTATATGCAAGACGAATAGGAGACCCTCCTGATCGACGATTTGAAATAGGTAGAAGTTACGATTCTAGAACCAGTGACGGTAGACCGTTGCACGACCACATAATGGATTCAAAACTTTGGGGTGAAATTCATCGTGCTGCTAAAACAAATCCTGCTTTACAAGATGCACTGGATCGTGTTAAACTAATTCATGCACTTAGTAAACAAGATGACACAGTGCCACATCATCCAGTATGACAGATAAGCTAAACATTGCCAACGAAATGCGAGCCTTTGACAGCAAGGATCGCATGTTCTATCGTGATTTGACTGAGGAAGAGCGCAAAAAGTTTAGTAATTTCCTCATGATTCGTTGGGGCAGTGCAGTACAAGGTAGCACAGAACTACAGCAATACTATTTGTTGAGTTGCAATGAAAATCTCAACAAACATTTTTTTGAACTAAGCAGACATCCCGAACTGCAATGGTTGAGCGCAACCACAGTGAGTCCGGGCATGGGATCATTTAGACACGATTGGATCAAGCAGAAGAAACGCGAAGGCTCAAATAATAAAGCCGTAAAATTTCTAAGACAAATCTACCCCGCCTACAGTGAGGATGAATTAGAACTACTTGCAAAAATTAACGACACAGCAGATTTAAAACAGTTGGCCAAAGAACATGGATGGGATGACAAGCGAATCCGAGCTGAACTTTAAGTGTAAATACTGTGAGCGCGACTTTAGAAAAGAAAGCACACTAGCAGCTCAC